TTCAATGCTAGGGACGATAAAACACTCAAAGTACAAGAATACAGGAATACTTTTTGAGTTATTAGTACGACAAATAACGGCAGACACCTTATCAGGAAATAAGTCGGTAGCAGTGGATCTATTGAAGAAATACTTCGTTAAATCCGAGTTAGGAAAGGAATATAAACTATTTGAAACACTTTTAAAAGCATCTAAGCTATCAGAAGGAAAAGCAAATCTATTAGTTGAAACTTTAATAGAAGCATCAAAGAAGTTGAATAAAGGAGCTCTTCGTAGGGAGAAGTATAATCTAATTAAAGAGCTCAAACAGCACTATAACCTAGAGGAACTATTTAAAACAAAGCTTCCAACATATAAGATCCAAGCAGCCTTCAGCGTGCTAATGGAAATTTATAACACTCCTGAGTTAACAGACCCTAATCAAATAGTACAGCACAAAGTTACTTTGCTGGAGCACTTAGCAACTAACGGAGTAGATAGTACTAAGGTGCAGGCAGATGTACTGGAAGAGTTTAAGTCTTACGATAAAGATTTAAGAATTTTAACGTATAAATTTCTATTGGAGAAGTTCAACGGTAAGTATGCTTCACTTAATAGCAAGCAAAAGCAAATACTTGAGCAGTATATTACATCAATCGACTCTACCCCAAAGCTGAGAGATTTTTACAACACACAGATAGCTGAGGTGAGAAATCAAATTACTAAAGCTATTAAAGGAGTATCTAATAAAGTTGTAAAAATTAAACTTGAGGAAGTAGTTAAATTTGCAAAAGACTTAGATAAAACACAACAAGTTACTAATAACGACATCGTTAACTTGATGCAATACCACGAACTATTACACGAACTGCAGCAAGCCAATGGATGAGAAACAACTTAGAGAGGTAATTAGAAAGATCATTAAAGAGATTTCAATGACTGGTGGAGGTGTAGCAGGTGCAGGTACTACCACTGGAACAGGTATGGGAGTAGCTACTAAGTTTGCTTATAATCCTAACAAAAAAGCTAAAGGAACAGCTCACAACTATTACACAAAAAAGCTAGGATTTAAACTAGTTGATAGATCTAAAGCTAAGCACTCAAAAGTTATGGATTACAAAGATCTTTGGAAGTAACTACTATTTATCAACATGAGAGATTTACAAGAGATATTAGATGAGTTAGAGGAAGCTAAAATGCAAGCACGAGCTGCTAGACAGCGTGTAGGTGATTTAGTAAGGGAGAGGAGAATAACTCGTAAAAAAACTCGTTTAGTAAACTTATTATACGAACTAATTAAAGAAAAAGCACTATGACGCTTCAACAACAATACAATCTAATCAAAGAAGGAAAGGGAGATAAAGCACACTTTCTTAAAAACGCTAAGTTTCAATTTCCAAACTTATTCAACGCCTACACTTCATACGAAGATTCTGTAAACGTCCTAAAAGGAAAAGGACTAATAGCAGAGTCAGCTAATGGAGTAGGAGGAGTAGTAACTGGAGGTAGAGAACAGGATTGGGTTAAGATCTTCAAGCAAAATATCTCAGAGGAGGTGAAAGCTCAAGAAAAGAAAACATCAAAAGAAGTTGAAGACATTCTAGCTCACAACTTTGATTATAAAGACGATAAGAACATCGACAACGTTTACGGCCAAACTTTCCTTCACGGATTCTATACAGAAATGCAAGATCCTAAGAACGAAGCTAAGACTGTAGACGAAATTAAAGAAATCGTAAGAAAGAACCTAGCTGCTAACCGACTCTACTACACCGAAGATGGTATGTTTGGAGTGAAGGGAGTAGGATACACAACAGAAGCTCCAGGCCTAGGAACACCAAAAGAACCTAAAGGTAAATACAAATCATCCGGATACGGAGACTTGAGAGAAGGCAAAGAGAAGAGAGACTTATCATTAAAGCGAATTGTTAAACAAGGCATGAAAGGATTAGATCTTTACAAAAACACCTCAAGCGATGGTGAGGAACTTTACTATTACGATGGAAATGTGTTATATAGTGTTAGGGATGACGGATCAAAAGGACCTTCTGTTAGAATGAGTTTATTTAATGTAACTGGGTTGGAAGAAGGTTTAGGAATGAGCATGGATCAACGAATGCTACAGCCTAAAAACATTGCATTAAACGTAGTAGATGATCTTCCCTCAAACTATACAGATGAGGATCTAGCAGGCGCAATCGATAGCTATCTAACTCAAGCAGCTGTGTCACCGGAAGTTTATGATAGAGATATCGAGCCTAATTTTGGAGAATGGATGACAGCAATTAGAGCAGAGCTGGCAAAAGCAGCCATGGCAACCAACCCAAGTGCCGGTGCAGTAGGAGATATGTTGAGAGGTTCTACAGCACGGTCAACTCAGATGGAAGAGCTTAAAGCAGCTATTCGTGAAATTATTTCACAAGAGCTTAACGAAGGAGCTGCTGACGAGGAGGTAGCTAAGGCAGAGAAAGAAGTTGTAGATGCAAAGAAAAAAGCAGCTGCAGCAAAATTGAAAGCAGCACAAGCAGCGCAAGCTGAGGCAAACGCAGAGGAAAAAGCATAAGACTATGACTAAGCAAGTACTAATAGAAACCCAAATCTTTAAACCTCAACCATTCTCAATTGTTGAAGGTGTAGGAGGTACTAAGAACCTTTGCGTACAGGGTATTCTTGCCACTGCTGAAGTGAAGAATGGTAACGGACGTTACTACTCAAAAGAGTTGTGGGATCGAGAGATTGGAAAATATATGGAATTGGTTAGGGAGAGAAGAGCTTGTGGTGAGCTTGACCACCCCGATTCCCAAATCATAAACTTAAAGAACGTATCACACGTCATTACAGATATGTGGTGGGATGGAGATAAGGTAATAGGAAAGATTGAACTTCTACCAACTCCATCAGGAAACATCCTCACTTCTTTATTTCAAAACAATATACCAGTAGGAGTATCATCAAGAGGTATGGGATCTCTAAAACAAATGGGAGAGATCATGGAAGTACAAGACGACTTCGAACTCCTTTGCTGGGATTTCGTATCAACTCCATCTAATCCAGGATCATATATGGCTCCTGTAGGTAAGATGTCAATGAACGAAGGATTACAAGCTTCTAATGGAAGCAGCGACAAGTTTGTAAAAGTAAACCAAATCCTCACAGAAATTCTGTGTGCGAACGGTACTTGTCCATTATTTTAATATTTATAAATAAAACATAAAATGGTAGGACCTAATTTAGTATTCTTTTCAGGATCGAACGTAGTAGCAAGAGGAGGGTTTAGAGGATTTACAGCAGTATCAGCGGGCACCCTGCAAGGATTAATTTACCCAAGCGGATCAGGGACCTTTTCAGCATCCTTTGCAGCAGGAACAACTATCGACGGATCAGTAGCAAATCTAACAGGATCGGGAGTATTTTTCCTTTACAACTTCACACCAATTAGTTAATAACAAGCACCCCCCTATCGGTAGTCCCGTTAGGCCAAGCCCTCTTTGAGGGCTTTCTTTTTTTAAAAAATTATATATATAGATATATTTTTGGAAAACAGTACCATATTTATGCACGAATATGCTATTCCACTATTAGGAAATTTTTATAGCATCGATTTGTTTAATGTTTATTATTGCGTATCCAATATACGTATTCCCACAAAAAATTTGAGGTAAAAAGAAATGTCAAGAGAATTGCTTAAAGAAGCTATTGCTGACGCGAAGGCTGTAAAGGAAGCGGCTATCGCAAACGCCAAGGCTGCACTCGAAGAGGCATTCACTCCCCACCTAAAAGAACTTTTAGCATCTAAGCTAGAATCTTTGGAAGAATCTGAAGATACGTATGAAGCGATGAAGATGAAGAGAAAGATGATGGAGGATGAGGATATGAATGGAATGGAAGAGATGATGCATGGCGAAGAAGAAAAAGATCTCGAAGAACTTGATCTTGAAGAAATCCTTGCTGAACTAGAAAGTGCAGAGGATAAGAACGAGAAAAGGATGAACGAGGCTAAAAAAGACGACTCTGAAGAAGAATCTGAAGAAGATGAAGAAGAGAAGTCTGAAAAGAAGGGCGATGATGAGTTAGTAGGTGAAATGACCGAAGACGACTTGAAAAAGTTAATCATGTCTGTTTTTGATGAAATGGGTATCGAAGCTGGAGCAGGTGGTGAAGGCGGTATGGAAGATTTGGAATCTGACGTAATGGCCGGAGAAGAAGCCCCTGAAGAAGGTGAAGAAGGTGCCGAAGAGCTTGAAGAGATTGACTTGGAAGAGTTGATGCTTGAGATGGAAATGGAAAAAGAAAAAGGACCCATCAAAGAATTTGCAGGGCAAGATGCTTTGATTAATGCTTTGGAAATAGTAGGAGTAGGAGTGCCAGCATTGGCAGCTCTAGCTATGGGCCTTGAGAAACTAAAAAAGAAATTTCCAGCAGTCAAGAACGCTCTAGATAATCTAGGTAAAGCAGCAGGTGGCGCAGCCGACAACAGAGGAGCATTAGGAGGCGATGAACCATCCGATCAAATTAACATTCCTGGGATGCAAGACGAGTTGAATGAGGCTTACAGCACTATCAAAACTCTTCGCTCTGATCTTAACGAAGTAAATCTTCTAAACGCTAAGTTGCTTTACACCAACAAAATCTTCAAAGCTAAGAATTTGACTGAAAGTCAAAAGGTAAAGGTTCTATCAACATTTGATAAAGCTACGACTGTAAAAGAAGTTAAATTGGTATTCGAATCTTTGAGTACTTCAATTGCCGCTTCTAACAACACAGTTAAGGCTCCAATCAAAGAATCAATGGGCTTTGCATCCAAAGCTTCCGGCATCGTTAAGAATAACCAAACAATCGAAACTGATGCTGTGATCGCTCGAAACAAAAAAACTAAAAACGCAATGAGCACAATTCAAAATTTACTTGAATCAGCTAATCCTTGGAAGAACGTACAATCCGACGCTGCAAGATTAGCAACCAAGTGGGCTAAAACTGGCTTGCTTGAAGGCCTTGACGGTGAGATTCACCGCAACAACATGGCAATGATGCTTGAAAACCAAGCAAAACAATTGGTAGTAGAATCTTCTCAAACCGGTGGTACAGGAACCTTCACCGCAGGAACTGGTGAGCAGTGGGCTGGTGTAGCTCTTCCATTGGTACGTAAGGTATTCGGACAGATCGCTTCTAAAGAGTTCGTTTCTGTTCAACCTATGAACTTGCCATCTGGACTAGTATTCTTCTTGGATTTCCAATACGGAAGCACTAAAAACCCATTCTCTTCTGCAGCAGGATCGAACTCACTATTTGGTGGAACATCCTCTCCTTCTTCAGCTTATCCATTCTCTACTAACACACCATCTAATGGTTTGTACGGAGCTGGTCGTTACACCTACTCTACTAACTTGACATCATCCACAGTGACCGTAGGTACAGCATCATTTGCAACCGCAACATGGGCAGACTTGGGATTCGATTCAACATTTTCAGCTTCTGTATCCATCGGAGGATACCAAAAAGTAACCATCCCTCTTAGCAGCCTAGCAACAACCTACGACAAAGATGCTATCAGAAGCTTTACGCTTATTTCAGGATCGTCTATTACAAATGGCGGTAACTTGCCAGCATTTACAACTGAGGATGGCACCAACTTGTATGCAATCTTCTCAACAGCATCTCTATCTACTCTAAGTAACCGTGTAAGTATGAGTATTTCCTACTCACTACAACCTACAGACGGTAAACGAGGAGATTTTGAAGATGGAAATACTACTTTGAACGGAAACAACGGAACTATTCCTACCTCTGGCATTAACATTCCTGAGATCAACGTACAGATGCAATCTCAAGCTATCGTGGCTAAGACTAAGAAATTGAAGGCTGTATGGACTCCTGAATTCGCTCAAGATTTGAACGCTTATCAGAACATTGATGCTGAAGCTGAATTGACTTCCATGATGTCTGAGTACGTTTCTCTTGAAATTGATTTGGAGATTTTGGATATGTTGATCGAGAATGCTGCTGCTGGTACTGAATACTGGTCTGCACAATCTAACTACTTCATCAACTCTACCAACACAGGTTTTGATGCTGCTTCTGCTGGTGCAGGTGGTTTCTACAACACTCAAGGTCAATGGTTCGCAACTCTTGGTACCAAAGTTCAAAAGCTTTCTAACAAGATTCACCAATTGACTCTTCGTGGTGGTGCTAACTTCATGGTAGTATCTCCTACAGTATCTACTATCTTGGAATCA